GTGTAAAGTCGACCGTTTAGCAAGCGTTTTGGAACGTAATCAATTTGCAGAGAAAACTACAACCATAACTAATTCTATAGAATATATCGTTGAAATGGTGAAAGGAGTTATCAATAAATTTGCTTTGGATAATAAGATGACAATCAATTTACCCTTAGCATCATATATTCGTTTAGCAACTTTGCTAGGCGAGTTATTTACTGATGACACTCCTTTTACTTTTAGACGTATATTTTTATATTTCATACGTTTTTTCTCAGAGTTCAATTTTACCGAGATTGTTGAACGACTTTACACATTTTTAACCTCGGAAGCACTGCCGATGCTTACACAAACCGGCAAGAAATTAGCGAGCGCCTTGTTCAACAAGGCAGGTGCACCGCAACAACCCTATGCACCGGAACCAGACGTTCGCGACGTTCATCCACAATCAGCAGACGACATAATGTATACTATATATGTGTCGTTGACAGGTTTGATTAAAGCTTTCCTTGGAGTAGAAACGAATACGCCTCTCATTAAAGCGATACTTTTTAAGCATCGATTTATGGGAGCGTTACGTAGTATACCCTTTGCGGAAGCAACAGTCAAACGAGTTACCACCATTATAACAGAGCTGTTACCTGAATTTTTGCAAGAATATTTGGATAACAGTGATGAGACTTTTTGGAAACGAGAAGCTAATGGCGGAGACTTAGAGCGATTTGTATTAGCCATACGAATTGCGAGACAGGCGATAATGTCAGGTGACAAACCAGACAAGGCTATTTGGAATCGAGCGAGAGATCTTAAAGCAGCTATAGAAGATAAAATACTGAGACATCCCAAGTTACCACCGGCTTATTCTAATGTTTTTAAAAGAGCATGTGATGATTTGGAACACTTTCAGTCCAATACTGAATACCGACGTTATGCCCCTTTTGTAGTTTATCTACATGGAGGGGCTGGCGTTGGTAAGTCAACTTTGGCATTGACAATAGCTACTTATATGATTTGTAAAGATCAGAACATCGATCTTAACGAACTTCATACATTGAAAGGTCTTATGAAACACGTATACACCCGTTCCCCAACATCGGAATATTGGGATGGATACGTGGGTCAGAAGATCGTAGTGTATGATGATTTCGCTCAAGAACGCAAAGAAGAGTTGGACATCGGAGAAATGATACAAATAGTGACAGAAGCGCAGTATGTTCTAAATATGGCTTCAATAGTCGATTTAGGACAAGGAAAGAAAGGAGATACTTTTTGTTCACCATTTATAATTGTTTGTTCGAATACAGCTTACCCACAACCCAATTCAATCAAGGAAGCCGATGCTCTTTATCGACGACGCCATTTGATGGTTGAGATGAAGAGTAGGACGGAATTTGAGATTACCAATCCTTTTCAACACACAGGATTGAAGGCTGGCCACACACCAACGTGGTACGGCAATAGAATAGGCGAGAAAGGAAACCTGGATAATCTGATTACTTGGATGGATAATGCGTATGAGGCATACTTGAATTCAGCAGAGGAAGTCATACTACAAAGAGCGAATATAGTAACTCAAATGGTAGGACGACCACTAACTGAAGCACAGGTACGCACGATAACGCAGGACATTCAAGTAAGAAGAGAAGAATGGTTAGCACAGCACATGGAGCGCGCACATGTAATACAACCAATGCGCGCAGTACAACCACAGTACGGAAATCAATCGGGTGTGATGGATTTGTTAATTAACGTATTATCAAATACAGCATACCCATTGAAATTCGCACTCAACACACTTACCGGACTAGGATTGCCCTTAATTTACATCAGAGATTTTGAAACACTTACACCGTTACAAACAGTCTTTGGAGGAATTTTATCAGCTTTGGCAGTCTATAAAATGGTAATGTCCTGGTTTAATGCATTTTCTGGAGCATCAGTTAATGGTCAGATGTCTGGTTCTTACGAAACAATGAAAGCACCGCGTGTACAAACACGTGTTGCTCCCATGAGAATGGTTAGAGGACAAGGACAGACATTTGATCAACTTAATGCTACAGAGATATATGAAATCTGGAATGAGACGAAGAAATGTAGACAGCAATGTTTACCAATAGAAGGAAGAGTGATAGCAATCAACGCACACTTTTTAGATCAGTGCGATGATGATGACGAGATGAGGATCTATAGTTTGACGAGAGGTATAGACTTTACTTTTAAATATAACAATAGGAAAGCTCTATACATAGATCATGACGACAAAACACAACATATTCTACAAGAAGCAACTGTGATTTCTCATCCGGGAATGACCGTCCACAACGACCTGGCTTTTTACGAGCTAGAAGGACGAGTTCCCCCATGTAAATCAATTGTTAATAGAATAATTAAGGAAGATGATCTTAGTGCCCTCAACAAAGGGTATCTCACGCTCTTGTTGAGTAGAGATGGACAGAGAGAGACGAAAATGATGCCATTCTACGCAGACAAGAAACCTACGCGATTTACTGAAGGTGGAAAACTCTATTGTGTCAAAGATTATTTGACATATACGGGAATTCTACACGAAGGAGATTGCGGAGCACCACTGTTTTATTCATCAGGCGGAGCTTTACCACGAACTATAATGGGC